CAGTCGCCGCGGTCGTGGCAGCCTCATCCAAACCGAACGCGGTGCCCTTAACGCTGGCGAGCGCATTCTTCATAATGCCGTCGACAGCGCCGGCTTCATGGCCCAGACCGCGCAGTTTAAACGTGGCGTCGTCGACCGCGGTCAACCGACCGAAACCGGCTTTCATCGCCCCGGCGATACCGGCCACCGCCACCGCCCCGCCAGCGACCGCGGCGCCTTTCAACCCGGTGGCGAGTGCTGACCCGAACCGCCGACCAATGGACTGCCCGTCGCCCATGTTGGACTGGATTTGCGCGTCGATCCCGCGCCCGATGTCAGCCGACGCTAGACCGGAGTTGATTTCGTTGCCGGCCTGAACACCGGCCTGCCGCGCACCGTCAGTGCGGAGCAGCTTGCCGACGCCGCCGCCTCGGCCGGCGCCCTGCTCGATACCGGATTGCAGATCGCGGCCCGCGTCCTGACCGGCCTTCGATGCGGCGCGCGTATCAAACCGCGGCGACACCACCGCCGCCCGGCTGACCCGCTGCATGCTCTCGCGGATGCCCTGCTCGAGCCGGGAGGTTTCCGGCAGGATAGTCAACCAGTATTCGCCAGCCACTAGCCCTCACCTCCCTTTCCGTGTTTGTCGCGCCAACGCCGCTCACGTTCACCGCGGCGGGCCATAAACTCGCCCAATGTCGTCACCGTCGCCTGCGCGTTCCCGACCGCGGCGGTGTCGCCGACATCCTTGTCGGTTTTCGCGTCACCGGGCCGCGGGAACGGTTCAGGCACATTGCGCGGCGGTTTTTTACTGGCCCCCTCGGTGCGCTGCCAGTTGGTGATCCGCACACCGTCAATGATGTGCGCCAACAGGTAATCCGAAACCGTCCAACCTTTTTCGACCGCATGAAAAACGGCGCTGCCGGGCGGGGCGGCGAAAATCATCGCGTACAGGTCATTCCAGGTCAGGCTGCCGTCGTCGAATTCGCGGCCGGCGACGATCATGTCGCGCCGGATCGCGTCCTCTACTTGCCTGACCGCCGCGCAGACCTGTTGGATTTTCCCTCGATCAGCCCGCCGTCCTTACCCCAGGCTTCCACGAAATCGTTCCACGGTTCTTCTTTGAGGCTGTCGAGGATTGCCAGCGCCCGGTCGGTGCAGTGCCGTTCGATCAAAGCAAAGGTGCGCTCGAGGTCGGACAGGTGGGCGTGCTGCCTGATCCATCCCGGCGGTGGTTTGCGGATGCACCGTTTGATCGCCACGGTGGTGCCGTCAGGGTATTCCGTGCCGTATTCGGGGTCGAAATCGTCGGCGTCGAATGTGGCTCCGAACAGTTCAGAACCTTCGGGGTATTCGTCGGCCCATTCTGCGGCTTCGGCCGGCGCGGCGACTTTGTCGGCGTCATCGTGCTTGGACATTTTCCTCCTGGTGATTCCTGGTGTTCCCTGGTGGTGACATGCTGAGAGGCCGCCCCGCGCGCCCACCAGGAAAATCGCGCGGGGCGGCCAGCCCTAGCCAGTGCTAGACGGAGGTGACGCCGTCGTCGCTGTACTGGATGATGTGATTGCCGTCGGTGCCCTTCAGAACCTTGAACGTCGGCTCGAGCATCATGGCCTCGTTGTGAACCATCGTGATGTCGCCGAGGTCGCTCAACTGGGCGATCTGGGCGACCTGCCGGATGGACTTGTTTTCGTAGAAGCTGTCCAGAACCAGCGAAACCCGTTCGGGCAGCTTCGAGTTCAGCAGCAGTTTCATGCGGGCGCCTTCGGTGGCGGTGGCCGCGGTGGTGAACACGTTTTCGGTGCCGAAAATGGCGGCGTTCACTTCAGGGCTGAGAACCTGATAAAGCTGCATCGAATATTCGATGGCGTAGGTGTCGCGCAGCGTGCCAATCTCCTCGCCGCCCCACACCTCGATGGGGTTGGTTGAGGAGTCCACGGTGATGGTCACACCATCCGCGGAGATGAAACCGAGGTTGACGAACGCGGCGTCGAGCGCCTCGTCGACATCCTCAGGCAGGTCGGTGCCGAACGGCGCCACATACAGGCCGCCGACGACGGTGAGGTCAGACGGGCTTGCCGCGTAGACCTTGGAAACATCGCCCCAGGGCATAGGTTCCTCCTAGATACTTTGCCCTACAGGGCAATTGATGGGACTCCCCCCGCGTGCCGGGAGGCGAACGTGGCCTGGTGGGCTGTTTTATTCGGCCGGCTATGCCGGTTCGGGATGTAACCCGATAGTCCAAAAAACCGCTGACTGCATACCGAACAGCGGAACGTCAGGGTCATCGAGGCTGGACGGCCCCGACTGTTGAGTCGCTGCGGTCACCCACACCGACCCTTCACTGGTGGTGATCAACGTGTGGGACACCGACAGCATCAGACGATGCAACAGATCAGCGTCGCGTTCCAACCTGACAGCGTCGCCGTCAAACACCCGCACCCTGATCAGGTAATCACCGAGGAACACCCGACTGTTGCTGCCCGGCCTAGACAGCAGCGCATACCGGGTCGGGGAACCCGGCGGCGGTGTCACACCGACCGGCAGATCGTTGCCGCGCTGCGACAATTCGCCGAGCAGATAGGTTCGGGCGGCCACCAAAGGGCCGACCGCCGGCACCAACACCGTCATAGCCCGATATCCCCCACAATGCCCATCAGATGCCCGTGCTTAGCCTCAGAATTTCGGGCCTTACGGGTCTGCGGCCAGACGTGGGCTCGCGCACGATCAGAACCGACCGTCAAATCGGTGCCGTAGCCGTCAGGTTCACCGGCCCGCATCGACGCCATATCGGCGAACCGGCGGGCAATAGATTTCAGTTCACGCTGAACATCAGCACTGCGCCGAATCTTCGCGTGTTCGGAGTTCGGAAAAACCAGACGGTCAGCCATTGTCGGTGACCTGCCTGATCCGCACCCGATAGCCGGGCGTGAACCCGAACGGGCCGGAACCAAAATCATCGACGCCGCCCACCACAACAAAATCGCCCCGCCCAGGTATCACCACGATGTCGCCGTCAACCCAGTCGGGGTCGGGGGTGAGCAGATCAAGTTCGGTGATGACGCGCCCGGCCAGGTCGGCAGTGTTGCCGTCGTCATTGCGCTGGGGTGACCAGCCGTAGACGTTGCGCTGCCGAGTCGTGTAGGTGGCGACGGCCTGGCCGAGCGCATTCTCACCGGATCGGGTAGCCGACCGATGTTCAACAGTGTGCGGCGCCGGCAGCATTCTATTCTGACCGTTCGCTGTCGACGCCGACCACCACATTGCGGGCGCGGAACGGCCGCAACCGTTCTTTGAACGCCGCCGTCAGATACGGCCCCGGCGAGGTGGCGCCAGGTTGAAACGTCACACCGTAAATGTCGGCGGTCACCGACTGGGTGTCAGGCAGGAGTGTCGACGGACGGGTCAGCACCGCCGCCGCCATCGACGCCACCACCCGGGTGATCGCCGCCGGAATCGCCTCCGGTATCTGATACGGGCTCAGATATCCGGCGACCAGATCGGACGCCTCGGCGAGCAGACTGTCGATCCACAGCGCCTCGTTTTCGGTCAGTTCCCGACGCAGTGCGTCGCGCACGTCGTCCTGTGTCGCCAGGTTCGTCAACGTCGGTCACCGCCTCCCAGTTTTCGTCGGCCGCAACCGCGGCGGCCACCAGCGCACCCTTAGTGGGCACGCTGATGACCGCCCCGGTCACCGTGTGTCGGTAGCGCATCCGTTACGGCGTTGCCGGCGGCAGCACGACACCCGCAGGCACCTTGTTGGCGCCCACCGAGGTGGCGCCGGTGCCCAGAACGTAGGCGAACCGCGCCTTGAGGCGCAGCGCCACCATGTCCCGCTCAGCGAGGTTGATCGAGCCGACCGTGGCCTGATCGAGGAACTTGACGGTGATGTCCTGCCGCACACCGATCTTCACCCTGCTCGAGTCGACGACGAACGCGATAGCGTCGTCGGGCGACCAGGCGCCGTTGCGGTTGAAGTAGGTGCGGAACCCGGCAAAGCTCTCGTCGCGGAAGATGGGCATGCCGTTGGCGTCGCGGAGGTTGGCGACCTCGTAGCGCATCGCCAGCGACGACACCAGAGTGTCAGGCGCCCACCCGGCGGTGGCGATCAGCTTCGACACCTGATTCACACCGCCGACGATGTCGGACACGTTGGCGTCGCCCTCAACGATGTTGACGGCCTGGCTGGCGCCGACAGCGGCGGTCAGCAGATCGTCAGACACCCACGACGCGGGCTTGTCGGTGCCGAAAAGCACCGCCTGATCCAGCTTCTTGCCGACGGCCTGACCGCCCAGTTCGGCGATCTCGGTCAGCACCGGCACGGTGGCATCGTCGATCACATTTTCGTGGATCGGGATGATCACCGCGATTTCCTCGGCGACCAGAGTGCGGTCAGCCCAGGTGACCTCGGCCTGCGGCTTCACACCGCCGGCCGCGCTCGCCGACTCCGACACCCAGCCCGCCTCGGGCAGAGTTGCCAGCACCGGCAGATGCGTGGTCTTGGTGCCCATCGACACGTTCTGAAATGCGCTCAGAACCGTCGAGGCTTCCTTGGCCGAGCCGAGCAGCGTATCGGCATACGCCTCCTCGATGAGGGTTGCGACCTCGGCGCGTGAAATGTCAGCCATGTCTTATGGCTCCTTTCTATTTCCCCCGCCGAGGCCGTTTCCTCGCGCGGAAAGTGTTATCCCGACTGGCGCAGCCGCCGCAACGCCTCTGCGGCGGCGGCTTTGGGGTCGGAGTTGATGTTTTCGGTGCGGGTAGCACCGGATTTCAGCCCGCCACTAGTCGGTGGGCGTTTAACCGGGGTGGCCGGCTTCGCGGCCTGATCACGCCAGGCGATCAATTCATCAGCCGAGGCGATCAGTTCATCCTCGGTTTTCCCGGTCAAGCTCGATGCCGGGACACCTTTCTGCGCGGCAACCTTTGACCGCATGGCAGTGAATTCAGCGTCGGCGGCACGCTTTTCGGCCGCCTCGGCGCGTTCCTGCCATTTTTGCAGTTCGGTTTTGTCCCGATCTTCATACTCTTTGATGGATCGTTCCAGTTCACGGGAACGTTTTTCGGCCTGTTTGCGGGCTTCGCGCTCCGCAGCCAGAGCGGCTTTGCCGCCGTCACCGAGTTCAGCGTCGCCGGATTTTTCCGGCGCCGATTCCACCGCAGGCTGTTCTGCCGGCGCACTGTCAGCATCGACAGATTCGGTTGTGATTTCGTCAGTTTCGGGCATCGCGCCACCCACCACCTATTCATGTGATTTTTCTGCATCGCGCAGAACAGCGCCCATGCCGCCTCGCGCGGCCGGGAAACCTTTAGTTGTCGGCAGTCAGAAAAGGTTGCCGAAATTCGGACTGATTGACCGCATCGAGCAGCATCGCCTGATAGCCGAGCCGCCACAGATCAGCCAGCGCGCCCCGCCCGGCGTAAGGGTTGATGTCGCCAGGTTTCGCTGCGCGGCCCGCGTTACGGGCGGCGATCAAATCATCCTTGTAGGTCATTGCAGGAAATCCTCGCCGCCGGAACGTGCGCGATTCCACACACCGTCACCGGACAAAATCGCCTCCCTCAACGCCTTTTTCGTCAGCCTACCGTTCTGGTCAAACCAGGCCGCCGCCTCTTCCGACATCACCTTGCGGGCTCTGGCCTCATTGGCTGTCCACAACGTCATCGGATCAACACTCAGTTGGTACTGCTTTTTGGTGACGCCGCCGCCCCGACAATATTCGGCGCACTTCAAGTATTCCTCGAGGATCATTTCGTTGAACACCGACGTGAGCAGTTCATCGAACCCGCGCCCCTTGTGCCCGTTGCTGCGCGCCTCATAAATGAACTGTTGCCGCGCCATCCCCTCATCGGAGATGTCATACACCTCTTGATAGGCGTCGTTCTGCGAATATCCCGAGGCGACCAGCCGATCAATCTCGTCCCGGTTGGCCTTGTCCTTTTTGGCTTGACGTGCCGCCGACCGTTGCAACGCCTTTTCGGCGTCTTCCATCTCATCGGCCAGTTTGGCGATCAAAACGTCATCGCCGGATTCCACCGCGGCGTAAAAATCTTTTTCGATGTCGGCGAAATCACGGCGCCGCTTGCGTGTCTTTTTCGGCGCAGCCGGTAACGCTTTCAACGCCGGCGGCGCCTCGAGCGCCAGCCGGGACGGTGCGGGAACGTTGTCCACCACATCGGTGATCGCCTCGGCGGTGGCCTGCTGACCGGCGGGCAACGCCAACCGGGTCGGCGGCGCCGGCAAATCGAGCCGTTCAGAAAAAACCCATGTCGGTGGCCGCACCGTGATCGCCGTTTGCGCCCCCGACACCACCTCGGCGACTTCATCAACCACCCGGGTCGAGTAAGCGTAGGCCGAACGGCGGTCATAGTCGGGCATGAAACCGAACCGGCGATACCCGGCCACCTGATCAACAAACGCCCGCGCCGCCCGAGCCAACGCCGCCGCAGCATCAGCAGCGTCGACAAGGTCATCAACATTGCTGCTGGCCGCCCCGGCAAGCCGGCGCGTGTCAGCCAGCGGCGCCCGCAACACCCGCGGAAAATCAGCGATATCGGCGGGGATGCTTTGCACCGTCGCCACCGCGCCACGCGCCCGGCCGATCAAATCCAACGCCGAATCGTTGATGCGGCTGGCCTCACCGACCACCGCCACCGCCCGGGTGTAGAGGTCAGCGAAATTGTCGACTTCCCGAACACCTAAAGCAGTTACTTTCGCCAGATTCGTCGCCTCGGCGGCCAACGCTTTCGCCCCGGCGATCACATACACGGCGTCGTCGATAACCGACACCACCTCGTCGGAAACCTGTTTGATGCCGTGCGCGATCTGCGCGGTGTCCTTAATGGTGCGGTCGACAAGGTCGACGGTGGTTTTCGCGCCGCCGGTCAACCGGGCTGCGCTGGTGGCCGCCCTATCCGCAGCATCAACCACAACCTTGATGTCCCGCACCACCGGGACGGCGCCGCCGATAGTCTTGTCGGCCACATCAGTGACCTTTTTGACGTTGCCGGTGATCTTGGCTGCCGTCGCCGCATACTGGTCGGCCCGGCCCACAATCTGCGCCGCCGTCGCAACCCTGTCCCGCGCCGACCGGGCGATCTGCGCCGCCCGCGCACTAGACCGTTTGTACAGTCTTTGATCGCCGATAAACAGTCCGGTGTCGGCGTCGCGGCGCGTGTTCCGGCCCGCCTTCGGCGGCGGTTTCGGTTCCGGCTGCGGCCTAGTACGGGGCCGGCCTCGAGGCCTGCGCACCACACCCTCGCGGTCTAGAGCGCGCTGCTCCATCCGATAGGCGATATTCCACTGCCGCCGCAGCGCCCCGTCCTCGTCGCGGCTGACAGCGTCATAATCGTCCAGCCAGTCATAGACGTAATCGGGTGGTTCGTAGCCGTTAGCGATCTGCGCCACGCATTTGCAATTATCGTGGCCGGCAATGTCATCAAACTTGTGAGCGTTTTTCTCAGCCCTGTCTTTCGACAGATACAGTCCCGGGGCGCCTTCCCTACCCGCGGTCAACACCCGTGTCGCCAGCATCCGGCAGAACCCGCACGCATTCGACGACGCATGCCGCACATACCGCACACCGTCACGGCGCGTGTTATCAAACACGGTGCGCCGCGACTGGTTATAGACATGCCTAGTCGTAGCACCATCCAACGCCGTCACCGGATCACGGCCGGTCAACGCCCACCGGGCCGACGCCGCCAACTGGCGACGATCAGGCAGCACCGCCGGTTCCGGCGACGCCAACGCATCCTGAACCAACTCCACAACGCGGGAACGGGTTTCTCCATACCACTGCGCCGTCATCTCCCCCGCCGCCGCAATATACGGGTCGATGATTTCGGGATAGGCGTCAGTCACCAACGTCATCGCATCACGGGTCGGCAAATTGCTGGCCCGCCGCATCAACACCCCAGTAACCCGGCTGGCTTCACCGGCCAACTGGCCCAGCGCGCCCTGAAACCCGACAACACCCGTACTCACGGGTCAGGCTTCCGGCGGCGCCTCGGCGGCATCCGCGGTGGCCTGCGCCTGACCGAGCGGAGGGGTCGGCGGCAACGGTGCCGGCGGGGCGGCCATCAGCCGATCCACCAACGACAGCACACCACCGCCACGCAGCGACGACTTAATCCCCGCGATCTGCTGCTGAGTCATACCCGGCACCAACGTCAACAAATGTTCCACCGGGACACCCGCAGCCACCAGTTTCGTCACACCGTCAACCACCGCGCCGAACGACCTCGCTTCGGTGTCCCGCCACACCACCTCGGCGCCGGCGTTCGCCTCAGTGTCGGCGGGCTCGCCGTCGCGCATCTCCGCGGCCAGCTTCAAAACCTGTTCCCACGACTCGCCGAAACTCTCACGCTTCGAGGCCAGTTTGCGTTGCTGGTTGGCCTCGGCGGCGGCCAACGCCTCCGCTGAAACGTTGATCATCTTCCCGGTCACCTGGCTAGGGC